CCGAGGAGGCGCTCAGAAACGAAACCACTTAACAAAGTGGCACAAACGCTACACCATTACCGCCACTTTTATGGTTATAATGGACCTATAAACAAATTAATCAATTAATTTTATGTCATTTTTCAATTACGTTGACCACTTAGACTACGAACTAACAAACGAAGATATGCTCCGTTGTTGCTATGATGAGGTCGTTGCTGAGGCGAAAGATACTGGCGACTATCCAATGTATGGCGAAGCAGCACTATGGAGTGCCGCTTCCTTTAAACTTGAAGATTTCAAGAATTGGATGCGCCCTTTATTCTATGATGTAAATGAGGACTAGTCCCGAACAGCACGAGGTGCTGTATTCCAAAATCTATGAACTAGTTGAGCTAGACATAGATTTTGAAGTGGATGATGAGGACCTATTAAATGCATGTAGGTCCGTTATCTGGAATCTGGAACTAGATAAACGATTCTATCATACAAATTGAATTGTTACAAATTGTTTCAGTACCCACACAAACGCTAATTTAATCGCCAAACTCCATTATAATAGCCGTATGAGTACAATTCAACACGAATCAATTCTTGAAACCTGTCTAGAACAGGCTATCGAGAATTTCAGAGTTCACAACGAACTTACCGCCAAACAAATGGACGAATTAATAGTTTGCTCCGCTGGCACACGCCTTGCTCTTGAAAAGCAGGCAGATAAACTATTCGAGGAACTTTGCCAATGAACGAAAATTTCTTAGATTTCGTTGACTACTGCTATAGCTTCTATGGAGCAGAAGATGCCCTCTATCCAATGGGCGTAACCAAAGAACAGATAGCATATGCTACGCTAATGTATTTGGACGCTTGTGCCTACTATGATAAAAACAAAGGCATCGGCGCTCCTGCTGTATGGGGCGATGGCGATTCACTAGACAGAGAGAGAGTAAGGGATATCATGCGCCAAAGGTATTCTATACCACAAGCGGTATAGATTCGGTGACAATGTGTGCCACTAATATTTCTGGCACACACAATCACCATTCCGTTTGCTATTGACGTTATAATAGCTGTATAAACAATCAAACATCTTATTCAAATGAGACTTTCCCCAATCGGATCAAACATGACAGAGGTAGAAACCGACAATGCTCGTGTTTTGTTTTCATACCGCACACCAGTTGCTGCTTACATCTTCGGCGAGGGTTTCGTCAAGTCCTCTACATGGTACAGCACAACAACTTCCCGCCATATCAACAAATGGGGTGCTAAAGAAGGTAAAGAAGTAGACCAAAAAATCCTCGATGCATTATGCTAGAGGATTTCTTCACGGATGAGGAATTGTCCGCTATCGAGTCAATGTGCCATGACTACGCCGACTACGGCGATGAGCAGGCAGAAGTTGCTGACTCAATCATTGCTAAAATCTACTTGCCCCCTAAAACAAATGCTTGAAGTATGGATTGCCATCTTTTGCTTGATGGCGACTAATTATGCCCTTTCTATTTTTGGTTTATCACTATGAACGAACTCGCCGACATTTTTGGTGCTGACTCTGAAGAAGCACTGCTCTTAGGACAGTTAGATGCTGCCGCCGTCTTTATGGAAGAGGACTTTGATCCTACACCTGGCACGGAGGACTATGCTTAGCCCAGAGGCATACGAAATACTCAAAGACCCAAGCCCCACTATTGAATTCTATTTTCTAACAACATGGCATCAAGCACAAAAACCACCGTCCGCTACTGGTTCAATCAGCAACCACAGGCACGCTACATCTCATTCCAAGCCTACGGGCATGCCTTAGAGTATGTGGAGAATGTTACAAAACTTGAAGATCCAGACTGGCGAGCAGAGATTGTACCTTATGCCGTCTAGAATGAATACAGTTAAAACATCACACATGAACATCGCCGAATCTAGGGAACATCTCATAGCACAGGGCTATACAGTTAAAGTGCTAAGACCTCGCCGCCCTAGAAAAGGCGAGCTAGTCATGAGTATGACAAAAGGCACACGGACTAACACAAACCGCAGAGGGCAAGCCTACTCATCTCATGCCCTTAGACCAGATTGCTCTATCATCTCAGGACCTGAGGGCAGCTATTATAAGACATCTGGCTAACAAACGTCAACAAGAGGGCCAGGGCCAGTATGGGGGGTTCATACCCCCCCCATGGCGAAAACCGCTGACTCCCCTAATCTATAACGGACCAAACTCGAATGCTATAAATATCGAGATTTGAAAAATTTTTCGCCAGAAAAATCCGTCTGAGGCCTCGATGAATCCCCTTACATACCCCATATCCGTACATTCTGACAGAACGAGAAAATAAGAAGATTAAAAAGTAAGTATCACTATATAATTTTAGTATTACACTATACAATATACTTACATGTCGAATTTTGAAACAAGCACAGAAATACTCTTTGATGAAGTAGACGAAAATCATTCAGTGGCAATACCAGAGGATCTCTTAGAAGAATTAGATTGGAAAGAAGGCGATATTTTGGAATGGGAATATCATGACTATAATGGACTTCCAGGCCTTCGCCTACATAAAGTAGGCGATGATTGAGAGGGTTCTCTCGAACTACTTAAAGGAATACTCTAAGATTCTCTCAGGCATACGGCACGTAGCGTTTTTCATATAATATGAGTACTGCAAACTCTGGTTTAAATTGTTCTAATACGAAGGAGGAAGTTACAGCTTCTGTTCTGATTAAATGTCCTTCGACTAATAATAATGCAACCTATAGTCAAAGACTTGGAACTTCCTATAATTATACCGAATCTGTCTATAACGAGGTTCAAGGAATTACTTTGTCGAATGGAACCTTAAGAGAGCAATGGGATACTTCGGGTGATCCAAGATTTCAACAATATAACGTAGACACTGGCGCAGCGATTTTCGAGAACTATTGTAGAATGGATAAAGGTATCGATGAAGGATACTTCTATCATCTATGGAATTTCCCTGCAAGTCATCAATCCGTAAAAGATATTTTAGTTAAGTATGTACCAATCTGTTTAGACTCGGATGGAGATCCAACTACAAACTGTAGTGGGTCAGCTTATTCTGCAGCAACAGGTGGTTCATGTACAAGAAAAGCAAAGATAACCAATAATTTTACATTAGATCGAGTTGATATTGATATTAGTGGTCTACCTACAGATGAAGAACCTTATGTTTATAAGGCGGGAACACGAGATGCTGCAATCATCTTTACATATAAAACTGATACCAGAACTGTAATTAAAGCTGGAGATGTCATTAACGGTCATACAGTGACCTCTGTAGCGAACTTTTGTGATACTCGTACCGAACAAAAGAGAATCCATCGAATTATCGGTGATTCTGCCTTTATACTCAATAATGTAACCAATATACAGGTTGGGGATGTGATTCGAGGATTTATGGGTGATGAGACTCAATTTCCTACAGGTTTAACCATTAAGACAATCAATACCTCTACAAATCGAATTGACTTAAACTTACCAAGTGGATTCTTAGGATTTAATCGAACAAAAAGAAGAAAACTTAGAAACATTACAGTTACCGCAGCAGAACCAAATAAAATACCGAGTACTAACTATTGCTTTGCGTCTTTAGCAACAAATGTAACTCTTGGAAATAAACAACTTGCATTTAGAATTGAAGGGCCTGGAATACATGATAATGACTGGAAGTACAATACTAACCTCAATGGTAACTGGACAAATCAAAAAGTGTTCAATGAGGGTGGAAATGCGATCTTTAATTCTACAGATACAAGAACATATACAATTACAAAGGGTGGTGCAACTATTACTGTTGTGGCAGAAGTCATAAATGATGGTGGAGAGTATGATTCAAATTGGTATATTTCCAGTTGGACTGGTGAACTTCCTGATATAGGTACAACTTTTCAGTCTACACAGAACGGAGGACGAGGAAATGTTGTCATTAAGTTCAAGGTTGAGGGTACACCTGATACAATTACGACTGATGGAGGTGACTTTACAAAGGATGCTGAGTATACAGGAAGTCTTTCTAGTGCAGTTATTAACGTAAGAGCGGGTTGGGGTATCATAGATCGTGCAGCAATGGTCGGAATTATCGTAAGTAAACGTAAAGATGTACTCTATGAACCTATTTTTACGAAAGATGATAACATTATTGGTGACGATTTAAATTTATTGAAGCAAAATTTCCCAGGCTTGAACGATTTAACCGATATTACAAACGCAGAGTTCCTTCCTGTTGTCGTAGATAGTCCTTGTGATCCTTATTTGACTCCAAATACAGAGATTCCGACTAATGTGGGTACAGCAGATAACAATACTTCCTTAGTTTCAAGTAATAATTCGACTGTAAGTGATAAAATTAGTGCAAAAATAGATGAATTAGCAGGTACTTCCTCCGTAACGGACATTTCTGATGCGATTCAGAACATTACTATTGCAGAAACATCAGTAAATACAGTAAATAACAACTTATCAGAGGATGTAAAGACCAATATTGCGAATATTAGAGGAAAAGAGGCTGGCGATAACAATGAAGTTGGACTTACTACGAAGCAAGACACAAGTGTAAACACTCTAATCACGAATATTCTTGATAAATTCAAGGAAATTCCCGATGATATGAATACATTAGTACCAGATCACGTTCCAACCTTCGCAAATCAGGTAGATGGAGAGAATATTGGTGAAGTTGAGCTTAGAAAGAGCGCATTTCGTGATCTTCCTGTAAAACAAGACGGAATGTACTTTCTTGTAGAGGATCTTTCGTTTGTAGATAGTTCTTATGAGAATATTGGTAAAAATGCGAATAGAGATACGATTACTGCGAGTGTATTACCTCGATGGTTGTATGGAAGTCCTACAGTTGGTACAGAAGTTGCTGGAGAGACCGAAATTGTCATTTCAGGCACTTCATTAGGTGGTGTAAGTCCAACTAATGACCTAAAAATACTTGTAGTGGGTGTAAATGACTCAACAGGTGCAATTACACAGTATGAATTAGCAACTGACTCCGTTCCTAAACTCGCATATACATCAACATCTCCTTCTTCACAACCTACACAAGCAAATAGGACAACTTTTAACGTAACTTCGTCTGGAGGATCATATACTGCAACAATTAATACATCTGCGACAAATGCTGCAAATAGAGTAGGTCAACAATTCATCATTAGAGGAGGTCTATTAGGTGGATCTGATGGAACTAATACAAATGATCAGAATGACTGCTTTATAACCGTTACAGGGGTCACTGGTACTACTATAACTACATTTGATGTTACTGGTACTTCTACAGGGTCAGCTACTTTTACTGGTGTATCAGCAACTATTGTAAATGGAACTTTTGATGTCGGTGTTTCATGGTTGAGTACATCAAGTACTACTGATGACGTATATACCGTGCAAGTTACCCAAGAAAAAGCGGGAAGAGGGTTTTTAGTGGGTGACGTACTCCGAATCAACGGAAGTACACTTGGAGGAACAAATACTACCCATGATCTTGATATTACGGTAACTGCGGTTGACTATGTGGGTGGAATCTCGGAATTGACCTTTACTGGCACTCCAGAGACACTCTATACAGGTGTTAGTGGTACAAACACTGACGGAAAGAACGGATCTGGTGCGACATTTGATGTATTAAAGGGTACATCTTCTACTGGTGATGCGTTATACATTGTAAATGTTGCAAGTGCTGGTACTCTTTATAATACAGTTTCGCAACCATCTGGAATGTCGATTAGTGTAGATGATGCTCGTAGAGGTAGAATGAGTGTATCGGGTGGAAACTTAAATGACTTCCCTACTAACTTTACGATTACCTTTTCTAGTAATGCACCTTCTCCCCTTCAGAATGGTACTGCATACGGTGCTGTCAAAGCAAGTAGTACTCAATTCTTTTTATATTATCCGACAATTGTAAATGGTATTCAAGTTCCAGTCACTTCTACTGGTAGATATCAGTTTATGACCGCAAGAGTGCGTTTTAGTAGTAGTGCAACTAATATTACTACTTTTTCTATTGGTTTGAATCAAATTTCGCAAACTGTTAACTATTACACTGGTACTGGTCTTACAAATTACGTTAAGGATATTGATTTGAGTGGTGCTGCTGAAATATATCCGAATAAATCATGGAAAGGTGCGGATTATGAGTATAGAAGCACTTATTTTAAAGAATATGAGTTTGATATGATTCCATTGTCGGAAAATGTATCAAAAGCAAGTTTTAATAAAGGAAATCCACTCCAGTTAGAATCGATTACCTCAAAATTAACTCAAGAGTTGAAACCAACCGATATTTCAATCAAAGTTGAAGATACAAGTCAGTTTTTAAGTTCTGGATATCTATTAATACCTAAATGGGTAAGAAAAACAGAAATTTACCTAGATTTAGGTACTGGAAGTAATCAAACTAGAAATGAACGTAATAATTATTTCTATGATGGAGAAGAGATTATATTTTACAGTTCCAAGACCAGCACTGAGTTTCAAGGTATTAAGAGGTCTAGATTTAACTCTGATGCATTATTCACAACTACTATGGAGCCTTATGCGAAAAGTGGTGGTATTGTAAATAGTTATCAAAAGGGATATTCAGTTCAACAATATTGGCCATACCAAGTAGGAGCGGATTAAATGAGACCAGTACAAGTCATAGGTGGAGCAGATAGTAGTTCTGTACTAGGATGTTGTAAATGCTTTCCATTTGTTGTAGTACCAGTAGTACAAAAACAGTTTCACACAGGACTTCCAGTAGGTAGCACAGGACAACCTCTAGTGCCTGCGCCTGGCATAAACTGTTGCGGTTTTGGATGTAGACCTTGTGTTTGTCCTAGAGTTATGGTTGGAGTAGGTAAAACTTTTATAACAGGTAGAAATTTCTCTCACTTGGGAGATCCTAACCCACCTTCCGTTCCACGTTTGAACGTTGCAACACCAGCTCCTAAATTTCTTTACGCATGAGTTTACAACTAACAATTTATGTGTTATAATAAATCAAATTTTAAATTGTACTAATGGCAGTTCGTTTTAATCCTGGCACACCAACAATAGAAGCAAAACCAAAGAAATCCAGACAAGGTAACGGAAAACATTCTAAATATTCCGCTACTAGTAAAAACAACAAACGTAAACCTTACCGAGGACAAGGAAAATAGTTTATGCGAATCCAAATTTGGTACTCTGAACATATGAAAGAGTGGAGATGGTCTTTATACACAAGAAAATATGCAAAAAATGGGGATGCAACACAGTTAACAGGATCAGCACCAAAAATAAGGGATGCAATGGAAGATGTTTCCAATCGAGTTGAGTATTTAACTAAACAATACATTTGAAAAAATTATGACAACGAAACGTGAAAAAGTAAGGGCTCAAGTAAAGTCCAGATGGTATTATATTTTTTGGGGTGCTGCAACTGTATCCGTCTTTGCTGGACAATGGTACGTTGGAAGTGGCTTTCGTAGAATGGCAGAAACTGGTGATGCAATATCTGCTGATATTAATTTACTTGTGGAAGTTCTTACTGAACCTAGACCTCGTACAGCGCCAGCTAACATAGATGATAATTTTATATAATCATGTATCAAGCATTACCAAACAGACTACACATTAAAGACAGTGACGTAGCTGGTCAAGGTATTTTTGCTCGTGAAGATGTACCAGAAGGTTTAATTCTAGGTATGTCACATATTATTGTGGATGAAGTAATTTATAGAACACCATTAGGAGGTTTTATTAATCATAGCGATAATCCTAATTGTGTTAAATGGAAAGAAGATAATAAATATTTCGTTAAAACTATTCGTCAAATTCATGAAGGCGAAGAGTTATTTTTAAAATATACTTTCTATAGTGTAAAAAGTTAGCAAAACTCGCATATATAGCTTAACGAATTATGTTTTTTAACCTTGTCGTTTAGCGTAACAAGATCTACTGCACCAACTAAAATAGTTGATAATTACTTGGGGAAGACCTCTAGGTCATTTAAAGATATTAGCTTTAATTTGACTAAGAATCCTATCACCAAGGATATTGTCGTACTTAAAAATGAGGAAGCGATTAAGCAGTCGGTTAAAAATTTAGTGTTAACGCAAATCGGTGAAAGACATTTTAGTCCACTTCTAGGAACCAACACAACATCCTATTTGTTTGAATTATCTACAGGATTATCTGAGAATGCTCTAATTGAAGAAATAGAAGATGTATTGCAAACTTTTGAACCAAGAATTGCTCTATCATCTGTAACTGTGAACGCAAATGAAGATTTAAACAGATTTGAATGTTTTATTGAATATTTTATTGTTGGTATTCCAGAAGCATTACAAACCATCGATTTCATTTTAGTTCGAGAAAGTTAAATGGAGTTACCATCAGTAGCATCCTTAGAGTTTGAACAACTTAAGGCGTCTATAAAAAATTATATAAAAACTAAGTCAGACTTTACTGATTTTGACTTTGAAGGGTCAAACCTTTCAATGTTGGTAGATATTCTTGCTTATAATACTTTATATACCAGTTATAACATTAATATGGCATCTAACGAGTTAAATCTCGATACTGCCGTTTTAAGAGATAATATCGTTTCACATGCTAAGAAATTAGGATATAATCCTATATCTTATCAATCTTCAAAGGTTGTAGTTGATCTTACTTGTTCTAATGTAGGATCATTTAAAAGATTAGGTCTTAAATCTGGTGCAACCTTACAAACCAGTTTGAATGGAAAGAACTATACTTATGTGTCGAAAGATCCAATTAACCTTACAGTTGTTCCAGGCGCATCTCAGGCGGTCTTTAGAGATGTCGAATTAGTCGAAGGTACAGTATTCGATGTTAACTATATTGTCAACACCTCAAACGAACATCAAAGGTTTTTCATACCTAATAATTTTATTGATTCTAGTACCGTAAAAGTATTTGTTAAGGATGATGCTAGTGCAACTACATCAATAGAATACACAAGAAAAAATACAATTGTAGGTGTAAAACCATCAGATACAGTATTTTTTGTAGAAGAAGTTCAAGATCAAAAATATGAAGTAATATTTGGTGATGATGTAATTGGCAGAAAATTACAAAACGGTGAAGTAGTAACAATTAGATATATTGTAACAGCTGGTTCTGAACTTAATAATGTTAAAGAAAGTTCTTTACAGTTTATTGGAACTATTGAATATGTTGATGCATCTGATAATACTGGAAAACTTGCTCTAAGTGATGTTTCATTTACTCTAAATGATCAAAATTCAAGTGGTGGTTCATCATTTGAAAGTATTTCCTCTATAAAGTATAGGGCTCCAAGATACTATGCTGCACAAGAAAGGGCAGTTACAGTCAGTGATTATGAATCTTTAATAATGCAACTTTATGGTAATACTGACTTAGTTAAAGTTGTTGGTGGTGAAACACTGTTTCCACCTCAGTATGGTAAAGTCTTTATTACAATTAAACCTAAAGTAGGTGATGTAGTTAGTAGCACTGAAAAAGGAAATATAGTCAAGGATCTTAAAGATTATATTGTTGGATCTATTACACCAGTAATTGTAGATCCTAAGAAAATTAAAATTACTGTCAAACCAGTTATTGTTTATAATCAAGATAAGACAAGAAGAAGTGCTGCTGCATTAGCTAAATTAATTCGTGATTTACTTATAGATTATGAAAATTCTGATGCATTTAAGAATTTTACTGGAAGATTTTCTAAATCTGAGTTGCTTGCTGCAATTCAAAATTTAGATTCATCTATTTTATATTCAAATGTAAAAACTAAAGTTTGTGCAGAGATTAATCTTCAATCATCTACAACTGCGATTGATTATAATGGTTCATTCTTTACTAAAATGAAGAGTAAACTTGATGGAAAATATGCCGTAGTTTCTGGTTACTTCTGTTATCCAGGCTATGCAGATCCAGTATTTATTGGAGTTCCTTCATATCAGGAAGGTTGTGTTTTAGATAATAACATTTATGTATTTGATAAAAATGGAAATAAAATTACTACAATAGGTATAATTGATTTTGAAACTGGTAATTTTTCATTCTCTATTCCAGCATGTAGTGATAATCCTATAGATTTATGTGGATTACAAGATGGAACAGATTTAGAAACAGATTCGGAGACTTATCCTGATATTATTATTGATGAGCCTGCTATTATTGATGATGATGACGATGATTCTGAACTTAATGATGATACTACAATCGGCGAACCAGTTATCGGAGATGTCACTGGCGATCCTGATATAACTACTGTAACAACTGTAGTTGACGATCCTAATAATGTTATCACAATTGATGACTTTACTCCAGAAACAGATCCAAGTAAGTGTAACTAATGAAATTCTTAAGCGATAACTCGGTAGACCTTTCACATTTAATTGACAATCAATTTCCTCAATTTGTAAGGGAAGATAATTCTACGTTCATTAAGTTTATAAAAGCTTACTATGAATCACAAGAATTAAAAAATTCTCCTTTTGATATTGCACAAAATTTAATAGAATATTATAATATTGGTTTTTATAAGAAATCAGAGTTAGTAGAAAATACAAATTTAAATGGTAATATTGCTAATAGTGCTACTACAATTAATGTAGATAGTACTGTTGGTTTTCCAGATAAAGGATATATTCAAATTGATGATGAAATAGTCTATTATGGATCTAAGACTACAACATCATTTACAAGTTGTGTAAGAGGTACATCGGCACTTATATTAACTAATATACCACTTTCTCAAGTTAGTCTTAAAACATCATTAGCTGAAACTCATCTTGATAATGCAGTAGTAACTAATGTTGCATATGAATTTACATCAGAATTTTTTAGAAGAATTAGATCAGAGATTGCTGTAACAATACCAGAAAATCTTGTATCAGAATTAGATTTATCATCATTCTTCTCTAGAATTAGAAGTTTTTATGGTGCAAAAGGAAGTTTAAATTCTCATGCAATTCTTTTCAGAATATTATTTAACGATAAAAAAATAAAATTTACAACTAAAACAAGAGGTAGTGGAGCAACTTTAAAAATACCTAACTTTGATGGTGCTATAACTGGTCTTGAGATAACTTCTGGTGGGTCTGGATACGATTCTAGAACAGATGGTAGTGGTTTGATCAATCCTCCTATAATAGAGGTATTTGGAAGTGGTACAGGTATCAATGTTGCAAATCCAACTGCTTTGCTTACAGTTAATAGTATTACTAGTGGAGTTATTGATGGAGTAACTATTACCGATGCAGGGGAAAATTATGTTGGGCCAATTACTGCGTTTGTAAGAGAAAGAGATTTTGCTGAAGAAGAATTAGTTACCTCGATTGCTGGCACTGGTAGTGGTGTTGTTGAAAGTTGGGATTATAATACTGGAGAACTTACATTAACTAATATTATTGGATTTTTTGTTAATGCTGATGAATTGCAGTCTGGTAGTGGTGAAGGAGCAAGAGTTTTTGTAAAAACTTTTGAAATTATTTCTCAAGATCCAGAAATAGAGTTTCCAAAAGATTATCTCTTTAGACCTTCAAATTCAAACTATGGTGGTAAAAAATTAGCTAGACTAGAAATTGTTAAAAAGTTATCTAATATATCTGATCCATCATTAGATGTTATTTCCAATAATAAAACTCTTGCTCCATCATACATTACATTTTTACAAGATCAAGATACTATATTTGGTGTATCTAATGTAACTATTGAAAGTAGTCAAGTTATAAAAATTGATGATGTTGGAAAACCAACTTATGAGGCAGATATTGAAATTAATGACGATTTTAATAAGATATATCTTCCAGCATCTACACAATTAGTTAAAGCATTTGATCCTTCAAGTGATACAATAATTACTGTTGATGATGCATCAGGATTTCCTACTACAAAAGGTCAAGTTTATATTGATGATGTAATTATTGATTATGATGAAAGAAGTGTAAATCAATTCTTAGGTTGTACTGTTGTATCTGGATCTGGTATTAAAGCAGTTTCTACTGAAGTAGTTGCTTATGGAAGATATAGAACTAGAAAACAATATACTAGAGGTGAGTTTATAGGATTAGATCAAGAAAGATATTATGGAGAAAATTTATATAGATCTAAAAATGCGGGAATTTCATCTAGCACTGCTGATCCAACTCATAGTTTAGGAAGTATTAAAGTTGGTGATATTGAATGGGAATACATTGGAAGTTCTAAAGTAACCTATTTTGTTGATGTTTTTGTAGGATTCCCAGAAATTAGTTGTACTGGTAATGAAGGTGAATTAACAATAAGAGTTGATAAGGTAAGGGATATAGCTGTTGGTCAGTCAGTTGTTGGTTCTGGTATAGGAGTTGGTGCAAAAATTCGTTCTATATCAGGAAAAGAGTTAACATTATCAATACCTAATACATCTAAGGTTACTGGTGGATGTATATTCTCTGTTGCACAAGCAAGATTAATGGGATTAGTTGATAATATCACAATTGAAAAATCTGGTGCTTTGTTCAGTCCACAAAAATACTTTTTTGATGATAAAACTTATGAAGATTTTTCTGGAACAGAATACAGTGCATGGAATGTCAACAGTGATCATACATTAGATACAGATAACGATTTTGTAGGTATTTCACAACTTTATAATTACAAATCACCAAAAGATGAACATGTTTACGTTTCATCTTCTGCAATACCAGGCTATATCTTTAGTGGATCTGTTAATGCTAAAAATAGAGTTCTTTCAAATATTTTTGATGGATATACCAATGCATTTACTTTAATTGGCCTTACAAATCCTATAGAAAAAGATTTATTTATTTTTAGAAATGCATTATTACAAGATCCATCAACAGATTTTGATGTTGTAAATGATATTCTTACTTTTGTAGAAACTCCGAGTCAAAATGAACCTGTATATGTAAGATATTTTAATGATACTAATAAAGTTACAAAATTAACATACACACAAACTACTCAAGGTGCTTCAAGTTCTACAATCACATTAAGTGGTTTAGGATCTTTTAATACGAGTAATGATTATCTTTTTGTGACTGTAAATGGTGTATTACAAGTTGGAAATGCTATTAGTTACAATAACACTAGTAAAGTAGCAACTTTTACAGATAATGTAAATACACTGACTACTACATTGACAGCTACTGGTGCTACATACGCTCCTGCTAATGGTAATTTAACTCTTACTATTCTTAATAGTAATTTGACTGTAGGAGATAAAATCAAGATTGCTGACGGTGGAATAACGTTTACATGTGCTAAAGATGGTGATACAACTACTCATCCTTATCCAAGGTCTACTGACCCTGCTAGTGATGAATGGTTAGAAATTACAAGTATTAGTGGTAATGATCATGTAGTTAATGTAGGTATTTCTAGTGATACATCAACTCATACATTTGTTTCTGCTGTAACTAATTCTATTACAAGAAGACCAGATAAAGTTGTAGCATATTGGATAAAAAATGCAAAAGTTTTAGATGCTATTACATCTTCCTCTTCTTCAACTTATACTTTACAACAATCAAGTTCTAATTACACTGCTGCAACTACTGATACTGTATTTGTTGCTATAAATGGTGTAATACAAAAACCAACAACTTCTTATACAATATCTGGATCTACTTTAACATTTAGTGAGGTAAATTCTGGTACTGCAATTACTGTTATTGATTTAGAAGATGGTAGTGGTGGAGCAGATATTATAAATGTAAATTTAGGTAGTTTAGCTGGTATTAATCAAGATAAAGATAATTATAAATTACAAAAATTAGTTAAAAGAATACCTTTCCCTGCAAGTCTTATTAACAATAATGTTTTAAGAACATCTAAAGCACTTTCACCAACACCATCTTTAAAAGGTATAGGAATTACTGTAGATGGAATACAATTTAACAGTATTCAAGGTAATAAAGTACAATATGGTGCTGTCAAATCTATTACTATAGGATCTGGTGGTAATTATGAGGTTCCATTAGATAAAACTACAACAGGTAGTGGTAAATTTTTAAAATCTTCATATCCAAAAGTTATCTTAACTAAAAATGGTGGAGAGACATCAGATGTTACTATAAGTGAGTCAATATTTGATATGTCAGCTGGAATTAAATCAATCGATATTAATAAATTTTTAGATATTACTCCTTTAACTGGATTTACAATAAAACCAAATGTTGAGGTAGTTAGTAGTACAACAGTCGCAACAGGGTTTAGAAAAGCTGTAGTAGATGTTAGTTATAAAAACGGAACTATAGATGGATTTATCGTAGTTGATTCTGGATCTGGATATACTGAAGCACCAACAATTAAAATAACTGGTGGTGGTAAACTTGAATCAGAAAATTTTTCAATTCCTTTCTTTAATACATCTACAAATGATCTAATTGTAACTATGGAAGGTTCAATTATATCTTCTAAGAGTGCTTCATCTACAATTACGTTAACAACTCCTGTAGGTAGTAAATTTAATGCTAATCCTGTAACAACTGTTGATAGTGGTTCTAATGGACTTGTAAAAGTTTTTGTTGCTAATGGTCAAATTGTAGCAACTCAGGTTCTTGATAAAGGTCAAAATTATTTTACTGAACCAACTATAAAAATTGTTGGAGTTGGTACAAATGGTGTTCTTAGAGCAAGATTAGATGGTAGTGGTGGAATTAGTGGAGTAGATATAATAAATGCTGGTAGTGGATATACAGTTCCACCTGTAATTACTGTTATAAATGATGATACTTTAGCAGTCGCAAGTTCATTGTTAAATGAATGGACATTTAATATACCAAATAGATTTAATACAAAAATAGATGAATTTGGTGGTTATGTATTTGATTCTAATAGTGGTGTTATACTAAAAGTTGCTTCGTTTACAACTAGTACATTAGTGTTGTCAGAAGCACCTACAGGTGTAGTTGTTGGAATGGAAGTTACTCATCCACAAATACCAATTGGAACTTTTGTAACTAAAATAGATACTTCTGGTAAAATAATATATCTTTCTAGATCTGGATTAGATCAAGTTACAAATATATCATTAAATGGTTCACTTGTAAGTTTCTATCAAGGTGATGATAGATTTAGAGGAACACTTAAAGCACAAGAAGTTATATCAACAAATTTTGCCGAATCTAGATTAAATTTTCAGTATTTACAATTAAAAAATACTACTAAATTTGAAACATATTATAATATTAGTAGTTCAGCACATTCTAAATTAGTAGGATTCTCTTATGATGGACATCCAATATATTGTAAGTATGGTTATTCAACTCCATTAGACAATACTTCTGCAATTGAAGAACAAACTTCATCATGGAGATTAAAAGGAGATAGATTCAATGGACCATTAGTTGCAGATTATCCATTAGGTTCATTTATAGAAGATTATGAATATGATAAAACATATGGAACATTAGATGAATTTAATGGTAGATTCTGTGTAACTCCAGAATATCCAGATGGTGCATATTGCTACTTTATGGTAGATGTTTTCCCATTTATTATTGGGCCCAAATATTTCTCAGATCCAGATTGTTATAATACTGGAAATAACAGATCTAATGATCAAATTCCTAAACATTTTATACGAGTAAACGACACTGCAAATCAATATTTCCCACAGGAAGAAAAGAATATAAACAAATCTATTTTGTTTACTGATTATTCTTCTGTAGGTACTGTTGATAATATGTTTATAGAATCAGCTGGTGATAATTATAAAGTTGGTGATAATATTGTTTTTGATGATGATGAAACTGGTGGATCTGGAGCAATTGCTTATGTTAGTTCTGTCGATTCGCCACCTATTTCGGATATTCAAATTGGATCAGATGGTGTAATTGAATTTACATTTACTGGTACTCATCAGATATCTGAAAATGATGTTATAGATGTAACTTATACAAAACAAACAACAAATACTGTAATTAATTTAGATACAATTTCTTCAGTTCCAACTCAATTAAGTGGTAAAAATTTATATAATGTAATTTTAGAATCTCATAAAATATACAGACTTGAATTTGGTACAACTAGACCATATAATTTATCTTTTGATATTTTAAATTTTAATCCATATTTTCAAAGAGATATTGACTTAAAACCAACTTATGTTGATATAGATCCTACAAAAATTCCAAGTGTTATTTTCATACATACAAGTCAATCAATATTTGAACTTAGAGTAGAATCAGCACCTATTATTGGTAGACATCTTGTTACTGAAGTATTATCTCCAAATACATTTACTGTTAAAGACATTTCGGTCAAAACAGCTGATACTTCAGTAATTGATATTGCAATAAAATCTAATGGTGCATCAGGACCTATTAAAACAATAAATGTAGTAAATGGTGGTAGTGGATATAGAGTTTTGCCTGGCATAAAATCAATTACTTCTACATCTGGAAAAGGTGGTCTTTTACAAGCAACATCTACAACAATTGGTAGTATTAACTCTGTTAAATTTATTACTTATGGTGATAAGTTTTATGGATCAAAAACTGTAAGAAATTATGTAGATCTTCCTATCACAATAAAAGTAAAATCTAACTTTGAAATTGAGTCTGTTAAGGTTCTTACAAATGGTAAAAATTATCTGGTAAATCCTTACGTTAGAGTAAATGGATTAAATGATGCTGCAACTTTACAACCATCATTTAGTACTGGTGAAGTTGTTAGTATGGATGTAGTTGATGGAGGTAGTGGATTTAGTACAGAACCAACTATACAAGTATTCAGTCAGAATGGTGGTTCTGGTGCTACATTCTCATCTACATTAAGAAGAAAATCATTGACTGTTGGTGATACTCTTTCCATTCAAGGTAAGAGTAGTAGTGCTAAAATTCTTTCTGTTGATACTAGAGCATCTACAGTAGAATTATTAGTCTCATCAGGAACATTTTTGAAAGATGATGTATTGATTCTTTCTGATGGTAAAACTTATGGTACAATTATAGAAGTTAATACTGCAAAAGCTTATGCTAAATCAAATTCATTTGGACAAATCAAAGAAAAATTTATAGGAAGTGCTGGATTTATAAGTGATAGTTTTCAAAAACTTGGAGATAATACTTATTATCAAGATTGGTCTTATAGTCTATCAAATGATAGAAATATAGTTGATTGGAAAAGAAATATTAATGATAATACTCATCCAGCTGGATTTAAGTTTTTTGGTAAAAATAGATTACATAGCAGAAAATCAATATTAGGTAGATCACAAGATATTGTAAGAAGTGCTGTTACTTTTAAATCTAGTATTAGTAGTTTATTAAATTCAGATTTACAAGTACCATTTGAAGGAAAATGTACAAAATCTTATATTTATTTTCATAACTTAGCATCTCCAAATCCATATAAAGTAAATGATATTGTATTTGGTTCTATAACAGGTAATTTAGGATTTGTCATAGAGGTTGGTGTTGGATATATTGTTGTTGAATATCAAAATGGTGAAATACAAATAGGTGAAAATGTAATTAACTATCTTAGAAATGTAACTCTTACAAGTACTTCCGAAACTTCAAAAGCTTTAGTTGCAGTTAATGGTATTTTACAATCACCAGGCACCTCTTACGATGTTTCTGCAAATCAATTATTACCTAAGTTTCCAATATTTCCAGGCGATGAAATCGTAGGACATTATTTAACTACTAAATTTGAAATTATAGAAGGAATTGGTATTAATAATGGTAATGAAATTAATTTAAGTCAAGGTGGTTTAGATTATACAGCTTCCAGTAGTGATCATTTATTAGTTTCATTGGATGGTGTAATTCAAAAGAGTTCCAACATGACACTTGCAAATGGTGGTAAAGCCATTAAATTTGCTGGTTCAAATCTTGCCGCAGATACAAAAGTACAATTTGTATTAGAACATTCTCAGTTACAACCATTAACATTTACTGGAAGTGCTGGTACTGCATTTACACTAAATGTAACTCCTTCATCTAATTGTAAATTATTAGTATTCTTCGTTGGTGTTGATCAATCTCATTTATTAACAGATTACACTGTTAGTGGAAATACAATTACTTTCGCATCTTCAGTAAATCCTGATGAAATATTTGGTTGGCATATTAACGAAACAGTTACTTGTGAAAAAGTTGCTCTACCAAATTTATATTCTAATGCTGCTTCTGGAGTTGATAAGGTATGTAATCAAGCAAATAATATAACTTTAGAAATTAATTCAGATAATGTAAAACGAGCAAACGATTTCTATGAAATACAAAAAGAACAACTAGATGGAACTATGTTCTTATCTGGTAGTCAAGTTTATGGTTTTGACACTAAATTTAAAACTTCAAATCCAGAAAATTCTACAAGTCATGTAGAAGTTATTAATGATATTTCAGATAAAACAAATAATGTTACATCTACATTTGATTTAAAGATTAATAAGAATCAATCGTATACACCTGTGGATGGAATTAACTCATTACAAGTTACAGTCAATGGAACTATATTAGGAAAAAACAATAGAACTGTAACTCCTACAACGGCATCTTATGTTGCATCAACAGGTGTAATGACTCTTACAGTTCCTAATCATCAATTTGATACTGGTGATTTTGTTAAGATTGCTGATAATGCAATTACATTTACTTGTACAATGGATAGTAATGCTACTAACCATTCATATCCAAGATCTACTGATCCTTTTAGTGGTGAATGGATTGCAGTTACAAAGGTTGATAATAATAACTTTAGTGTTAATGTTGGTAAATCACCTACAAAGAAATTTACTGCAACTGCAGCAAGTTATGCTACAGGATCAGGACAACTTACATTAACAATTGGTGGTCATACACTAAAAACTGGAACCAAAGTTAAAATTGCAACCGACTCAATTAAATTTAATGTTGGTGGAAGTGTAATTACATATCCTAGTGCAGCTGGTGGTACTACATATGCATCAATTTTATCTGTAACTGGAACTACAATTGTTCTTGATTTTGGTGTACCTAATAATACTGCTACACATGTATTCTTATCTGGGTCAGCAGACTTAGTTAGAAATAGTATAACCACTGGTGGTGATTATACACATACCTTTGTTTCTGCAACTGTGGGTGGTATTAAGAGTGCTACTGGATATACAGTTAGTGGTACTCAGATTACATTTATCAAACCTCCATTATTGAATGATAAAATTTCTATTAAGGATTTTGTATCAACCTATAAAGCAAATAGTGGTACTAAAAAAGGTGCTGAAGTAGACGAGTTTAATTCTGCAAATGGTGTTAGAAAAATATTTAATATTTCTGATGATGGTATACCAGAAACAGTATCTAATAAAACAGATTTATTTACAATTAAAAATGGTATTCTTATCAAACCAGATATTCATTTAGGTGGTACTGATTCTAGAGATAATACACAACATATAAGTGCAGTCGGTAATAAAATAACATTTAATGTAGCACCAGCTGCTACTGATAAGATTGGTACAATGGTCTTCAATAGACAATTATTACCAGCAAATAAGAGAAATTGGGTTCTTGATAGAAATGAAGAATTTGATGGTACTAGAAAATTATTTACATTACAATTAGGAAAAGATGATCATACTAAAAATTGTGTTGATCTAATTGGAGCTCCTACTGCTGAAAGTATAATAGTTGTTAAAAATGATAAGACTCTTGCTCCAACAACAGATTATACAATAGTTACACCTACAGATCCTAATGATATAAATGATGGTGCTGGATCTTACAGACTTAATTTTGTTGTTGCACCTACATCAACAGATATTATTCATGTAATGTATACAGCAAATGATGCCAACTTTGAAGATAGAACTGGTGAATTAAGTCAAACTTCTGCAAAAGTATTATCTTACACAAGTGCGTTGTCTGGAACTGGTTGGATTCCATTCTGTTATGTTGATGGTGATTACATTGATCAAACTGATGTAACTCATGATCAAACTGCAAAAACACTTACATTTACAAATAATACAACATTAGCATCTCAAAAAGTAGAAGTTCACTTTAAGAAAGCAACTTTAAATACAACAAATGTTTATGGTGATATTACAACTGCTGAATTGATAGTTAAACAACGTAATAATAACAATGTAGAAATTGCAACTACAAATAACACATATAATTTACTTTTAAGAAATGGTTCTTCTAATAGTACAATTACAGGGGTTAAAGTTGTTAATATTTTACTAAGAGATGGTTCTACACAACTTATAATAGGATCTGATCATTATCGTATACTTACGATGAATTTAAATAATCCTGCTATGTTTGATGCTGCAGGCGCTACTTTTGTTGCCGCAAATGGTATTGTATTAGCACCAGATGATCACTATGATCATTCTGGATCAGGTACACCAGCAACTACTGGAATTGGTGATGGTAAAACATATGCAGCAATACAATTTAAATTCTATGGATATATGAATAAAGGTCTTGGTGCTGAATGGCATCTATCAGATCCAAGAGGAATGCCTTATCTTGCAAAAATTGATATTCTTACACACGATAAAGATGATGGTGATGGAAGACTTAGAAGAATTAATATGTTAAATCAAAAGACTGGATCTTTTGGTGGTAATAATAGAACATCATTTAGATTAGAAGTTGATGGTGTTAGATATACAAATTATGTTGCTGATGAAGACATTCTTGTATTTAAAAACGATATACCTCTAAAACCAAACACAGATTATAATTTATCTGGTGTAACTGATACTGCTACTTCTGAAAAAGGTGATATTGTATTTGCTTCTGCTCCTTCTTCAAGTGATACATTTTACATGGTTGCAATGCAAAGTAATGAACTATTGAGTATTACTATGACAAATAGTACAACTGGTAGTTTGAGTAGACAACTTACAGCTGCAGAAAGAGAAGGTTTAATTATAATTGCTGAAAATAAATTACATTTTGGAAATGGTCAAGGATTTGTAATGAATAGCAATAATCAAACTATTGTGTTTGATACTGCTCCTGGCTCTGGTTTACATACACCGTTTGCAATATCTACAAATACTGGTAAAATTGCTGATAAAATTAATACTCCTTTTGATGGTACAGAACCAGCATTTAATTTATTCTTAGATTCTGAAAACTTTGTACCAGTAGGACAATATGGAAATGATGCTGCTCCTGATGTCAATAGTTTATTTGTAACTAAAAATGGTTCACTTTTAATTCCAACTACAGATTATACTATTGGTGGGAATATAGGTTCTAAAATTGTATTCAATGTTTCGCCATCAGTTGGTGATGATATTACAATATCAACTCAAGGTGTCATGAGACCTCTTGATAATATCAGTTCAACTACTGGAAAAGAACATACTCTTAAATTATCAAGTGCAGACTATTATCCAAATGCTGTAATTGGTAGACCAAGAGAATTAGAAAATCAAATTGTTGCGATCAAAAATAATAAATTATTAGATCCAATTAAAGATTACTATGTTCTTAATCAAAAAATTGTATTTACAGAAGCATTAATAAACAGTGATGTTATAAGATTATTAGATTGGTATGGTGATCATGATGATTTTGCTGTAAGTTCTTACAATCAGCAAGTTGAAGTTAATGAAACTATTCAGTTGCCTGGCGAGTCATTAAGAAGAACAGTAACAGCGGTTCATTCTCCAACTGCAATCACTGTTAACAGTCCAACTGGAATTACAAGTCCATCTGGTATTAATGCAAGACCTGACGTAGTTGATGGTAAATTATCAGCAATTACTGTTGCAAATGGTGGAGTTGGTTATCCACAGAATACAAAATTCCGTACATATGGTCTCGGAGATTCTGCTTCTGCAAATACTATATTGGTTCCTACAAAAGGAAATAGTGTTAAAACTATTACTGGTTCTGGTACAGACACAGTTACAAATGCTGCATATGTTCCGTCTACAGGAGTTCTAACATTAACCATTCCTCATCATGGATTATCAACAGGTGATAATATTAAACTTGCAGATGAATCATTAACATTTAGATGTTCGATGGATAATTATGCTACCGAACATAAGTATCCTAGAAATACTACAATTACACATACAGCTTCTAATGCATCTTATATACCTTCTACAGGTACATTGACTATTACAACATCAAAACCTCACAATTTACAAACAGGTGACAGAATTAAAATTGGTGATAATTCATTAACATTTAAGTGTGCTTTAGATAGTTATCAAACTACACATACATATCCAAGATCAACTGATCCATTTAGTGATAAATGGTTGCCTGTAAGTAATATTACAAACACAACATTTACTGTAAATGTTGGTTCATCTACATTAACCACATACACACCAACTGCTGTCGATTATGAACCTAGTACAGGTGACATGACACTGAATATTGGTTCACATAATATTTCAATTGGTGATCCTATTAGAATTGCTGATGGATCTCTAACATTTACTTGTACATTAGATGGAAATATTGCTGAAAAATCTTATCCAAGAAGTAATGCTACATATCATTCAATAACAAATGCAGTTTATGATCCTACATCAGGTATTATGACTGTTACTCTTAACAATCATGGATTTATAAAAGGTGAATATGTTAAGTTCTTAGTTAATTCATTACAATTTACATGTACAACTGATGGAAATACAATTCCAAAAACTTATCCTAGACCTACAGATCCAGCATATGATACATGGTTAAAAATTGATAATATAACCACAAATACATTTACAGTCCAAGTTCTTGATACTGTACCTTCAACAAATACAGCAGCACATACTTTTGTTGGTGCAAGTGTAAATGGTTTGGCGAAGAAAGTTGATCAAGCATATCAAACTGCTCTTTCAGTAATTAAAAGAACTACTGATACTATTACTGTAAATGTTCTTGCTAAAATTCCATCCACAAATCTTAGTGTTCATACATTTGTTAAAGCTGCAACTGGTGCTATAAGTTCTGGTGGTGGTTATTTACATAGATTTGTTTCTGCTGCTGCAGATAGTATAAGTGAAAAGAGAGATTTTGCATCAGAACAATTCCTACAATCAACTGTAGTTGACGAAGATACACTTACAGTTAATGTTGGTAGAGTTCTTCCAAACACTCAGTATACACCAACAACAGGAACATCATATGATCCTGCTAGTGGATTATTAGTTTTAAATCTTGGTGCTGAGTATAATGAATTGAAAGTTGGTAAGAGTGTTATTATTACCGACAATGCACTTAAATTTAAGTGTGCTATGGATAATAATGATTCTATTAAGTCTTATCCGAGACCAGGCTTAGATAAAGCATCTGAAAGATCTCTTAAAATTACTGCAAAATCTGGTAATACTATAACCGTAGATGTTGGTGTTGCTGGTACAAACAAAACATTTACACCTAGCATGGCACATTATAATCAGACAACTGGTGATATGGTCATATTTATTGGACAACATGGATTGCGTAAAGATGCAAATGTAGTTTTAGTTAATAATTCACTTACATTCCAGTGTGCTAAAGATAATTATGTAAGTTTACATACTTATCCTCGTGCTGGTACAGATCCATATGCAAATGAAAAATCAATTGCAATTACAAACGTTGGATCTACTGAACATACAGTAACTTCAGCATCATATGTTTCTTCATCTGGTATTGTAACAATTAGTGTTTTAGATCCTAGTAACAAATTTGCAAATGATGATTACATCTTAGTTAACGATAATGCTCTTGTATTTACATGTAATTTAGATGGAAATGCAACACAACATCCATATCCTCGTGCTGGATATGATTTACCAAGTAATAAATGGTTGAAGATTTCCAGTAAAACACATAACAGTGGTACAAGTACATTTAATATTAATGTTGGATCATCAACATATACTGGTACTCATACATTTGTAGGTGCTGCTGTTGATGCTTTACAGAGACAAAATGGTGAAATTACAATTAACGTTGGATTTGATTCTGACGCTGGTGATCAATATGAACATAGATTTGTTTCTGCAACTACAGGTGCAGTGAAGTATACACCAAATTCAACACATACATTCCAATCTGCTGATGCAAATTCAGTTAAGATGCTTGGTGATGCTACACATAAATTTGTAAGATCAACTACAAATGGTGTTTCAGTTGAAGCAAAAACCTTTGTATCAGTTGGTGATACAGTCATTGATTATGTTGGTCATAATCTCAGTAATACAACATTAGTTCCAACTTATGAATCATATGTTGTAAGAGATGAACAGTTAAATTCTAGTGACGTTACATTTGGTACTAAATTATCATCTGGTATTAATACATCAGTCGAAACTATTCCAGTTACAGGTACAGGAATGGCTTCCGAAAGTAATATTGGTATCACTATAACATCTGGAAGTGGATCTAGTGCAGTTCTACAACCATTTGTTGTTGATGGAAAAATCACTAAAGTAGTTGTAGAAACTGCTGGAAGTGGATATGATTCTAATGATATTGTATTGACTGTAACTAACGGAGGTGGGTCTGGTGCTGTACTGGAACCAGTTCTGAATGGATCGGGTGCATTTACTAGTGTGACTGTTACAAATGAGGGTATTGGGTACGATTCTTATAAGGCTTTCATAAATAAGGAAGTTATAGAGTATACGAATCATACTACAACAAACCTAAAAGGTGTGACCAGAGGAATAGCGGGTAGTACTGCCGCAACTGGTGCTCAAAATGATAAGGTCTATTTTGACTCGTAAATACAGTATAAATAAAGATAAAGTTAAAAAACATCGGAACAGATAAATGCCATCACTAGTTTCTGACAATTTCAGAGTATTTGCTGCAGAGCAGTTTATGGAGGCTCTTGAGGAACCTCTAGATTCTTCTGGCAACCCTCTTTCCGACTCTTCCACGGAGGCGTTGAGAGACAGAAGTAAAGTTTATATTTTTATTGGTCGTTCACAAACTTGGAATGCTGAGAGATACTCAGGTCTAGGTTTTAACGACATTGATACTATACCTTCACCAACGGATTCATTTGATGAGTTGAGTGAAATTTATGACGATATGATCGCTATGAAGAGAATTACTCGTAGTGATGTCAATCAAGTTGTAAGAAAAAGAACTTGGAAGACAAATACTCGTTATGATATGTACAAACATAATTATTCTACTGGTTATCAGTCAGCGACTGGAGCTAATAAATTATATGATTCACAATTCTATGTGATGAATAGTAATTACGATGTTTATAAGTGTATCTATAATGGTGAAACTCCTGCTAATCCAAATGGAGTAATTTCTACTGTAGAACCAACAGGAACAGCAACTTCTATTTTTACTACATCTGATACTTACAGATGGAAGTATATGTATACATTAGGTATTAACGATTTTGTTAAGTTTGTTTCTAGTGATTTTATGCCACTTAAAACTGATTCTAACGTTGTTAGTGCTGCTACATCAGGAGCAATTGATCAACCTTTAGTAAGAAACGTTGGAAGTGGTTTAACTCCAGGCACATATTTCTGTCCAGTTATAGGTGATTATAGTACACTTGCAGTAGTTACATTTACAGTATCAAGCACTGCTCCGATTGCAAACCAAATTGATCCAAGCACAGTATCAATGTCTGTTGTTGGTGCTGGATATACTTATGGTACTATTAACCTTGCAGAATGTTATTCAACTTTAGCTGCTGCACAAGCAAGATCTGCTTCACCAACTGATCTTTCTACTGGTAGTGCTTCTATTGATGCTATAATCTCACCTCCAGATGGACATGGTTCTAATGTTGTGAGAGAACTTGGTGGTTACAGAGTAATGGTTAATAAAGCTGTTGAGTTCTTGGATGGTGCTGGTGACGTACCAACTGATATGCAATTTAGAAGATTTGGTCTTGTTTCTGATCCACAAACTCCAGGCAACACTGATTTAACATCAAGTACTGCTGCGGTATGTAAAGCAATTAAATTTCCTGCTGCATCATCTGTCAACTACACTATTGGTGAAGTAATTACTCAAGCAACTACTGGTGCAAAAGGTAAGGTAATTCATTGGGATTCTGTTAACAAAGTTCTTAGATATTTCCAAAATGAATATACTGCTGCAACTCAATTAACTACTAATCAATACAAGTTAGTAGAGTTTAGTGGTGCAAATGCGATTACTGGAGGATTATCTAGTACTGCATTAACTCCTGATACAGCTGCTAGTGGTACTACAACTGTTGCTGGTAGATCATTTACTACTGGTTATTCTAGTTCAGAGGTTAAAAAATTTAGTGGTTCTATTCTGTACATAGAGAACAGAAAAACAATCATTAGATCTGATGACCAAATTGAAGACATTAAACTCGTTATTGAGTTCTGATTATACTAATAAATACTTAAAAGAAGTCCTTCGACAATGCAAAAGACCAATCTACAACTGGCGCCATACTTTGATGATTTTGATAGTTCCAAAAACTATCAAAAGATTCTATTTAAACCTGGCTATCCAGTGCAGGCGAGAGAACTTACTCAACTGCAAACACAGTTACAGAACCAAATAGAGAAATTTGGAAATCATACATTTAAAGATGGTTCTGTAGTAATACCAGGCCAGATTGGTTACGATCTGCAATATGATGCTGTTTTAGTTCAGAATTTAATTGGTGGTGTAGAAGTAGAAGCAACAAGAACAAGTTTAGTAGGTAAAACTTTAAAAGGATCAACTACTGGTGTAGAGGCAGAAGTTGTAAATACAATATCAGTTACAACAAGTGAAAAAAATGCGATTACATTATATGTAAAATATACAAAGAGTGGTTCTAGTACAGCTGGTATCCAATCAACTAAATTTGGTAATAATGAGACTTTAATTGATACATCAACTAATCTTAATGTTGCTCAAACATATCTTTTAAATGCTACTGAATATACTGGAAGTATAGCATACATTACAAATGGCATCTACTATATTCGTGGATTTTTTGTAGAAGTTATAGATCAAAATATTATACTTAATCAATATAGTAACAAACCAACATATAAGATTGGTCTAACAGTTACAGAAGAAAAAATAACAAGTGATGAAGATAGTACATTATTCGATAATGCAAATGGATATTCTAATTTTGCTGCTCCAGGCGCTGATAGATTAAAAATTACTGCATCATTATCAAAAGAGTTGACTAGTTTTTCTGATAATGGTAATTTTATAGAATTATTAAGATTAAAAGATGGTATTTTAGAAAGAATTGTTGAGACTAGTTTATACAGTGAATTAGAAAAAAATCTTGCTAGAAGAACATATGATGAATCTGGTGATTATACAGTCAGAGATTTTACTGTTAAGGTAAAAGAAGCTCTTGATAATGGAGAGAATGGTGGTATCTATAATCCTAATGAAGTTCTTGCAGATGGTAGAAGTATTTTAGCAAGAGATCCATTAGAAACAGATCCAACAAATTCTTTTAATGGTAATAATTATTATGCTTTAGAAGTATCTTCTGGAAAAGCATATGTAAGAGGTTTTGAGATTGATAATGTTGCTAAAAAATATGTATTAGCTGAAAAAACAAGAGTAACATCTGCTTCAAATAATAAAACTACAAATACAAGTTTTGGATCATATTTTACAATATCTTCTGCCGTACAAACTGTTACTGCTGGTCAGACTCTTTCTTTAAGAAATAGTAGTAATGCTGTTATTGGTAATGCTCGTGCTGTAGGTGTAGTTCCTGCTAGTACTGGTCATTTATTATATGTTGAGGAAGCATTTACATTTACAGATGTTGTAGTTACAGGTGATGCTACTGCATTACAATCTGGTGATTTTATATTTTCTTCTAGAGGATCTAGAGGTGTAGTTGTATCTACAACTCTTTCTAGTGGTAATACAACACTTAGATTACGTCAAGTTGTTGGTAGATTTGTAAATAATGATGTTATAAACAATAGTAGAGATTCAATTACGTTTACAATTTCTAGTCTTACTGATTTTAAATTTACAGATGTTAATAATATAATCAATGGTCTTGGATATGTTGCAACTGTAACTTCAAATACTGGTCTTAAAACAAAAGGTAAAAATAGTTTTATTAAAATATCAGATTTACCAGTAGCAACAATTAGTGATTATTCATACACAAAATTAGCAAGAGTAACTCTTACTGTTCAAAGTGGAGCAGTATCAATTACTGCACCAAATAATTTTACTCCTTTAACAACTGGATACTATATCACTTCAGCTACTGGAGATCATACAGCAACTGCAACTCTTACTGGAAATACTTTAGTATTATCATCTATTAGTGGAAGTCCTACTAATGGAACTAGTGTAACAATTTGGTATAAATTAAGAGTTACTAATGTTTCTGTTAGAACTAAGAAAAATAAAACATTCCAATACTTATCAGTCACAAAGAAAAAATCATCAACTGATGTAGTCTATGGTAATAGGTATGATGATAAAGAAATTAATTTAAGATTTCCAGACGTTTATAAAATACATGCTATTCATGAGGCAGCTGTAAATGGTGTAACTGATACAAATATGTTTGATCGTTTAATTATAAATGATTCAAGTGAGGTTGAAACTGGTGATATTATTCAAAGTGGTTCTTTAAGAGCAAAAGTTATATTTAAGAATGGTGTAAATCTTCATGTCAAATATTTACAGAATCAAAAATTTACACAAGGAACAAATTTAACTACACAAATTACTATTGTCAATAATCCTACTTTAGTCGGAAGATTTTTAACTGAAGTTACACATGGTAACTATATCGATATTACAGATAATTATGCTTTAGTTAAAAATGATGTAGAAGATAATTATAGAATTTCTAAATTATCTAGATTAGGTAATAGATCAACACCATCACAAAAAATTACTATTGTATTTGATTATTTTGAACATGGAAATACTACAAATGATTTTTATGCTACAAGTTCATTTAATACTGATGATGATGGAGATATAGAATATACAAATATTCCATATGCATATGATGGAACTCCTTATACTGATATCTTAGATTTCAGAGGAACCTATACACCAACAACTGCTTCTGGTAGTGGTACTGTAACTGCCCCATATGTTACTAGTAATGGAAAATCAGCATTTGATATTTACGAACAAACCAAGAGTGCTGCTATAACAGCATATCCAGATGAGTTTGCTACATATGATTTAAGTTACTATACTGCAAGAATTGATAGATTATATCTTAATAAAGAAGGTAAGTTTGTAATATCACAAGGATCACCAGCAATCAATCCAGTAATACCTGAGTCTGTTTCAGATTCTTTATTAATCAATACTATTTCTATACCAGCATATCTTAGAGATGTAAATCAAATTTCTATACAGAAAGAAGATACTAGAAGATATACTATGAAAGATATTGGTGCTATTGAATCTAGAGTGGATAGTATTGAATACTATACAACTTTAAGTTTACTTGAAACTGATACTAACAATATGATGATTCTTGATAGTAGTGGAAATAATAGATTTAAAAATGGATTCTTAGTTGATAACTTTAAATCTCTTAATTTTACAGAATCTAAAAATCCAGATTTCAATATGTCCATTGATACCACACAAGGTTTGATGAGACCATATCCATATGTTAATAACATAGGTTTCAAGTGGCTTGAAACTATGGATGGTACTGCAACAAAAGTAGGTGGGTTACAAAAGACTGGTGATTTCTTATCTTTACCATATAAAGAAGAACAATTTGCTTCTAATCCATATGCAAGTAAGGTAGTTAATTTAAATCCATTTAATGTGTTTACATGGGTAGGAGATTTTAAAATATCACCAGAAAGAGATGTATGGTTTGATACAAAAAGATCTGCTCCTGAGAATGTACCTCAAGTAGATCTTACAGGACCTATTAAATTCCTTTATGATAGGAGTGGTGCTGATGGTGAGAAATGGGGTAGTTGGAATAATACTGGTAGTGAAAGAGTAAGTGGTGGTACTGAATTTACTGATAAAAGAACTGGTGTAGAAAACAGTTTTAGTACTGTCACACAGAATATTGAAGTTGGTGATAGAATTGATGGTATTAAAAATATTGAGTTTGCTAGATCAATTGTAATTGATGCAAAGTCATCAAGAATGAAACCAAATACAAATTTATATTTCTTTATTGATGGTGAAGATTATAATGATAGTGTATATCCTAAAATCTTTAGAAATATTACTAGAACTGTAAATAGTACTTCTTTTGTAGTTGGTGAGAAAGTTAGAATTGAATCACAATCTGATCCAGGCACTAATCAAATTATTGCAGAAGTAGTTGTTGCATCTAAATATGATTCTACTATAACTGCTAATTATAGTGGTGCATCTACTGTAATCGCAATTGATAATGTAACCACTGTAGATGGTACATTATTAAATCCATCAAGTCCTACAGACAAAGTTAAAATAACAGGACTTACAACTGGTGCTGTTGCAGAAGTGGACTTAACTTCTCCTAGAATTTCTACTAACGATGAAGGAACTGTAGACTTCTTTATTTTAGTTCCTCCAGAAAAATTAGAAACTGGTAAGTCAAGATTAGTAATAACAGATGAAAGCACATCTACAACTGTAGAAGGTGTATCTGATACTAATGCAGTTGCTAATTATGATTCAGAAGGAACTTTATTTGAACTAACAAGTTTAAGTATAGATATGCAGATTCCTCAAATTACTGTAACACCTATTGAGGAAACAAGACAAAGATTTATACCTGATCCTCCTCCACCTCCACCTAATAACTGTGACCCATTAGCACAATCATTCTTTGTTGATGCTATTGAAGGTGGAATGTTTATTACATCTATAGATGTATATTTCCAATCTAAGGATACAAAAGTTCCTGTAACAATTGATATTCGTACTGTAGAAAATGGATCACCAACACAGACAATTCTTCCATTTAGTGTAAAAACAATTGAAGCTGCTAATGTATCTGTAAATGCAACTAAAGCAAATACAGTAACTAAGTTTACATTTGATGCTCCAGTATATGTAGCAAATGGTCAAGAATACGCATTTATTTTAAGATCTAGATCTTTAAATTATAAAGTTTGGGTATCTAGATTAAATCAAGTTGATGTAGATACTAGTCAATTAATTGACAAACAACCATATGCAGGGTCATTATACAAATCTCAAAACATGAGTGTTTGGGAACCAGATCAGTTTGAAGATATCAAGTTCAATATTAATAGAGCTAAGTTTACAACCAATAGTAAATTAACTGCTCAATTAACAAATGGTATTGTTCCTAGAGTAGATCTTCCAACAGATCCATTGATTTTTACATCTGATTCAACTGATATTACTATATTACATCCAAATCATTGTATGCATACAAAACAAAATTTTGTAAATATATCTGGTGTAAAATCAGATGTACCAAATACTAAACTGGTAACTCCATTAGGAAATGCACAGTTTATAGTTGATACAGCTATTACATTAGCAGATGGTACATTCACACCCACTCAGTTTAATAATACAACAGTAGGAGATAATAATTTTGGATACATCAAAATTAATGATGAAATTATTGCTTACAAATCAGTAAGTGGTTCTACAATTACAGTTCCTACTGGTGGTAGAGGTGTTGGTGATACAGTTATTGTTTCACATGCTACAAATTCTGTAGTTGAATACTATAGTATTAATGGTATACCTTTAACAGAAATTAATAAAGTACATTCATTAAAAGATGTAATTAGTATGGATAAATATCAAATTTCTGTTAATTCAAAAGCAAATGAAACAAAACAATCAGGTGCTAGATACATTAAGGCAAGTAGAAACTTACAGTTTGAAAGTATTACACCTAGATTAAATGAAATTATATTTTCTGGTACAGAATTAACTACAAGGTTAGGTACAACTTCTGGTTCTTCAGTAAGTGAAAAGAATACAGGAACTTTCTCAACATTGCAAGATGTAAGTCTTGCTAATTTAGAAGTGAATGAATTGGATGCATCCAGTGTTATTCTTTCACCAGAAAACCAAACGGTATACTTTGGTTCTACTGATTCATTTAAATTTTATGCTGATATGAAGAGTACAGTTGATAACTTAAGTCCGATGTTTAATCTTTCTGGATCATCTGTTATTACTGCAATGAATCGTATCAATAGAATTGATAAAACAGATGGAACTGTAGATCTTACTTCTGAACTTAATTCAGAGGGATCATTACATGATTCTGTTTATGTAACTAAAAAAGTAACTCTAGAAAACTCTTCTACTTCTATCAAAATTTTATTTGATGCAATTAGAAGACAGGGTGTTGATATTAAAGTATTTGCTAAAGTGAAAAGAGATGATGAGACAGATGATTTCAACTTATTAGATTACGTTGAAATACCTTCTACAAATTATCCATTCTCACCAGACAAAGAAACATATCGGGCATTTGAATATGAAATTACTGGTTTAGTAGGTTTCAAAGAATATGCTATTAAGGTTGTTATGATTGGTAACGATCAATCTAATGTGCCTAAAATAAGAAACTTTAGAGGAATTGCCCTCGCAGTATAATCATGGAAAATCCAGAAGTTGAAGGCCATCCAGATCTCGCAAGGGATTCTGGATCTGGTGCTATAGTTAATAGAAATCCATATAGTTATGAACAGTATATGGAAAGTTATAAGAAAAGAATTGAGAAAGAAGATAGAATAGATAATATAGAAAAAAACTTAATTGAAACTAGGAAAGAAATAGATACTATTAAGGATCTTATTTTACGGCATATAATGTCATAAATAGTGATGGGAAACAAATCTCCTATAAATATAGTATAAGTGGTAGACCCTAATGGCAGCAGTTCATAATTTACACATTGATCAAGGTGCTGACTTTACTGTCGAAGTTGGTATATATGATGATAATAATGCGGCTTGGGACCTTACTGGTTATGCAGTAGCTGCCAAGATTCAAAAATCGTATTATAGTACAACATCAACAAGTTTTATTGCAACCGTGAGTTCTACCGCATCTGGAACAGTAGTTCTAACCCTTCTTGACACTGTTACCTCAGGCATGGATCCTGGCAGGTATCTGTATGACGTAGTTGTTACGTCAGCTGGTGGTACAAAAACACGAGTCATAGAAGGAATTGTTACAATCAACCCTGGCATAACATGAATACTAAAGTTACTGTTCGGAACACACCTCAAGTCATTACTGTTGCCGCTTCGGCTGGTGCTAGTGGTAGTTTAGCCACCTTGACTGATGTAAATTTATCTTCTGCGGGCGATGGTGCCGTTCTTCAATATGATGTTACAACTCAAACTTGGATAGCTAGAAACATACTAGAAAATTCTGGTTTAACTATCAATGCAGGCTTCTATTAAATCTTTCACATAGGAACAAAAAATGGCAACTTTTATTAAAGTTAAAAGGTCGAGTACAACACCAACCGCAACTCCGAGTAATCTAAGAAACGGTGAATTTGCACATAGTTATGGTGCTGGTACTTATACTGACTTTCAAACTACAAACAACGGTGCATCAAACGTTACTTCGAGTGGTAAACTCTTCATCGGTCAAGGTACTGAAGATGGATCTGGACATGCTGCAAATATAGATGTAATTGGTGGTAAGTATTTTACTGACATGTTAGATCATGGTCATGGTACTTTAACTGCTAACTCTGCTTTAATTGTTGACCAATCTAAAAAAGTTGATGAATTAAATGTAGATAATCTTAATTTTAATGCAAATACAATTTCAACAACAAACAGTAATGGAGATTTAATATTTGATCCAGCTGGAAGTGGTTCTGTTGTAGTTGTTGATGATACTTTTTTTGCTCTTGGTAGTGAGGAAGATGGTAAAATTGAATATGATGAAGATGGAACTGACAAAGTTCAAGTAACTGGTGCAAACTGGAAATTTAATTGCACAGTTGAGATGGACAATATTATTATTGGGCCTGATAATCCTCATAGTTTTGACATGCCAGATAATAATGCTACAGCTTTAAAAATTCATGAAGGTAGTAATAATTATCTTGTATTTACAACAACAAACGGTTCTGAGTTAACTAAATTCAGTACTGCTGCTGTTGATATTGATCTTGATTTGAATGTTGACGGTGGAGATATTACAACTAATGCAACAACATTTAATTTATTAAATGCAAATGCAACTACAGTAAATGCATTTGGTGCTGCTACAGCAATTGATATGGGTGCAACTTCTGGAACTGCAACAATCAATAACCCAACACTAGTTGGTACACAAGCTACTCAAAATTTATACAACTCTGCTGCAACCACAATGAATTTTGCTGGTGCTGCAACTGCATTAAATATGGGTGCAACAACTGGTACTGCTACAATCAACAACCCAACTGTTGTTGGTACTCAGAGTACTCAAAACTTATATAATACAACTGCAACCACAATGAATTTTGCTGGTGCAGCTACTACTATTAACATGGGTACTAATTCAACTACATTAGACCTTGGTGATATTAGAATTAAAGGAAATACAATTTCTACAGATAGTAACTCTGCAACAGAACTTGTCATCGACCCATTCCCCGATGCTGGAGATGCTGGTGGTGATGTTATCATTCGTGGTAATCTTCAAGTTGCTGGTACTACAACAACTGTTAACTCTTCTGAATTATCAGTTAACGATCCTATCTTTACGGTTGGTGATACTGTAAGTTCTAAGAGTGTTGTTCAAACTGCAGCAAGTGGACAAAACCAAGTTATAGTTGATAATCCTTCATCTGTTGTTGAGGGTGCAACAATTACTGGTACTGGAATTGCAACATCTACGACTATTTCTAATGTAGAGGTTATATTTAATACTAACGCTGGTGCGTCAAGTAACGGTCAATTTGGAACTGCTCCTAGTGCTGGAGATGCTATTCACTTCTTTGATGGTACTTCATTCTCACAAGTTGGTACATTTGTATCTCAAACAACTAACGAAGTTAAAATCAATCTAATTGCAAATATTGCTCTTGGATCTGATAATTTCTATGATGGTGGAAGCCTAACTACTGTTAGTAGTGGAACTCCAACTGCAAACCAAAAAGTTGGTATTACTAAAGTAAGTACAAAAGTCTTTAAGACAACTACATTTACTTTAAGTAATAACACAACATCAAGTATTGCAGTCGATACACAACTTACAATCAGTCAAGCACAGGACGACAACCTAGACCGTGGTATTCAATTCAAGTATTTGAAGTCTAACTCTTCTAAAGTTGGTTTCTTTGGATACGATGATTCAAATGATGCTTTTGTATTCATCAAGGATGGTACAAATAATTCTAATCTCTTTAGTGGAACTAGAGGAGAAGGTTGGTTCAAAACTGTTAAACTTGATGATGGTGTAAACAAAGGTGTTGCCTATTTCAACTCTGATCTTAAGATAACTAGAACAGTTGCTGCTGGTACTGCTGATGTTGACACATCCTTCCAAATACTAACTGCTACATCTAGTGGTGTTCCTACATGGACTACAACTGTAGATGGAGGCACTTATTAAATTATAAACTGAGGTTATTATGACACCTGATGAAGCAAATGCACTCATGCAAGTTATGAGTGAAAAAGTAAATCAATTGACTAGAGAAAATATGTTATTTGAGTCAAAAATAATTTATTTGACTCAACAATTGAAAAAATTTGAAGATGAAAAATCCTCTGAAATCTTAGAACCCGATGGCAAGTCCAAATAGTAAAGCCACTCTCAAAGAATATTGCTTAAGACAGCTTGGTAAACCTGTTATTGAGATCAATGTTGATGATGATCAAGTAGATGATTTACTTGATGATACCATACAACTTTTCAATGAGAGGGTTTATGATGGTGTCGAGAGAATGTATTTAAAATACAAACTCACTGAAAATGATATTACAAATGGTGGTGGAGGAAGTGCAAACGCAGGCAGAAATGAAACTGTAACTGCTACAGATAATAACGATGGTGCTTCTGGTACTTCTCGTACTCTTAATTTTGAACAAGGAAGAGGATATTTAACATTACCAGACCATATCTTAGGTGTTGAAGGAATCAAAAAAGTTTCTAACACGATGGTTAATAATATGTTTGGTTTTAGATATCAGTTTTTCTTAAATGATTTCTATAATTTCTATGCATATGATATTCTTAACATGGAAATTACATTGCAGTATCTAGAAACATTAAATTTTTTAATAGAAGGTAATAAAGACGTTAGATTTAATAAGGTAACAAATAGACTCTACATTGATATTGATTGGGATTTAGCACAAGCAAATGATTATATTGTTGTAGATTGTTATAGAGCTTTAGACCCTGTGACATTTACTAAAGTATATAACGAAAGATTTGTAAAAAGATATGCTACTGCTAAAATTAAAAAACAGTGGGGTCAGAATTTAATAAAATTTACTGGTATCAAAATGCCTGGCGGAGTCGAGTTTAATGGTAGACAAATATATGATGATGCTACTCAAGAATTAAGTACTATTGAGGAACAAATGTTATCAACATATGAAACACCTCCATTAGACTTTGTAGGATGATATGGCTAAAAACGTATACTTTACTATAGGTACGAAGTCTGAACAAAGACTTTATGAAGACTTGATTATCGAGTCTATGAAAATTTATGGTCTTGACGTATATTATCTACCTAGAGAAATGGTAACAACCGATAGGTTGTTTAGAGAAGATACTCTTTCTAAATTTGATGAGAACTATCTCATAGAAATGTATCTTACAAACTATGATGGATTTGAAGGTGATGGAACATTACTAACAAAATTTGGTGTAAGAATATCAGAAGAAGCAACATTTATTGTATCAAGACGTAGATGGGAAGATTTGATACAAGCAAAATCAAACAATCTTGTTTCTGCTGAAAGACCAAATGAAGGAGATGCAATATATTTCCCATTAACAAAACAGTTATTCCAAATTAAATTTGTAGAGAATGAAACACCTCTAAGACCTCTTGGAGATGTACCTACATTTACACTCGTTACTGAACTCATGGAGTTTGCTGATGAGAGACTTGAAACTGGTCTTGCTGAAATTGATAAAATTGCTGCAGAAGCAGCATACTCTATTGTTCATAAAGTCACTAGTGGTATCAAGTACATTTACATTACTTCTGCTGGAACTGGATATGGTTCTGGTACAACAGTTACATTTAATACTTTAGCTGGTGCTGTTCCTCCAACATCTATTGTTCCTACAGTTACAAATGGATCTATAGCATCAATTGCAATATCAAATCCTGGCAGTGGATATACAACAACTGCTCCAACAGTAACTATTGGTGGCACTGGAACTGGTGCTACAGCACAAGCAATTCTATCTGCTGGAGGTAATTTTACATTCGGTGAATTTGTATATGGTACAAAGTTTACCGCAGATGTAATTGCATCTAATCCAAATGCTACTTACAATTTAACAAACGTATTTACGATTCGTAAAGTAGGAAGTGGATATACTACTGCTCCTCTAGTTACTATAGGAAAACCTGATGCTGTAACTGCAACAGCGACTGTAACTACAATAAATGGTATTGTTACAGCTTTAACTATAACATCTGCTGGAACAACTTATCCAGATAGTATTACCAATATTCCTACCACGACAAGTGGTAGTGGAACTGGATTAAGAGTAAATGCTACTGCAAGTAATGGTGTAATTCAAACTGTAACTATTCACACTAATGGAACTGGATATGCTGTAGGAGATACAATCAATATTGTACCAACAGGATTCCAAGGAACTCAAGCAGTATGTACAATATCAGGTGCGTCTAATAAGGTTGGTTCATTCCAGATGACTGCTGGCGGCACTGGATATACCTCAGCTCCAACTGTAACCATATCTGCTCCTGATATATCTGGTGGTACTCAAGCAACTGGAACTGCAGCAATAGTAGGTGGAGCTGTTACAAGTGTTGGAGTAACAAATGCTGGTACTGGATATACATCTACACCTACAGTTACAATTGCTGATCCAACTAAAGTACAAGCACTTGCACAAGCAACAGTAACAAATGGAACTATCTCTGCTGTAACTTTAACTACTGCTGGAAATGGTTATATAAGTAAACCTAGAATCATTATTGCTCCATCTCCAAGTGAACCAAAAGGTAAAGTTGCAAGATGGGATGTAACAAACAAAGAATTAGAACTTATAGATATAGTAGGAACATTCTCTGATGATGATACTTTAATTGGTGCTGAATCACAATCCGAAACTGTCATAGATAGTTTCAGTAGTATAGAAAATGAGAACGCATCTAATTCTGAAAACGATTGGTTTGAAACTGAAGGTGATAATTTAATCGATTGGTCGGAAGGTAATCCATTTGGTGAATTTGGTAATTCTGGAGTATTCTAATGTTAGGAAAACATTTTTATCACGAAATTCTTAGAAAGACTATTATTGGTTTTGGAACTATATTTAATAATATAGAATTACAAAGAACTGATAATGCTGGGAATGTCGTACAAACAACTAAAGTTCCTTTGAACTATGGCCCAAGAGAAAAGTTTCTTGCAAGAATAGAGGCGGAACCTTCATTGGATGGTCGTGCTGAAACACAAATTACATTACCTAGAATTTCATTTGAAATGAAAGGTATTAATTATGATCCATCTAGAAAGTTAGGCCCCGTACAAATACAAAGATCACAAAAAACTAGTGATACAGAAAAGAGTTACTCTACATACAGTCCTGTACCATATAACTGTGAATTTGAATTAAACATTTTAAGTAAAAATAACGAAGACTCTGTACAAATATTAGAACAGATTTTACCTTATTTTCAACCGATGTTTAATATTACAATTAATTTAATAACATCAATTAGTGAAAAGAAAGATATACCTATAATTTTAAACAATGTTGGAATCTACGATGACTATGAATCAGATATGAGTACAAGAAGAACCTTGATTCATACTCTTAATTTTACAGCAAAGACATATATGTACGGACCTGTATCTACTGCTGAAATGATTAGGAAGGTCAATGTTGATATTAGTGCTGCAATGACAACTGGATCTAGACACGTTAGATACAGTACAGAACCAGCTGCTAAAGTTGATCAGAACAGAGATGGTACATCAATTCCACCTACACAGTTTAATGTTTCTAGTAATACTATTACATTATCAAGTCATGGATTTGTTACTCAGGATAAGGTTACATACAATCAAGACACATCTGGTACACCTGTTGGTGGATTAACTGATAAGAATAATTACTATATAATTAAAATTGACAATGATAACTTTAGAGTTGCAAAATCAAAATCTTATGCTAGACAAGGATTTGCAATTGACATTACTGCACAACCTACAGGTAATGATCATAAGTTCTCTGTAATCAATACATTAGATGATGCATTTATGGATGCAGGCGATGACTTTGGATTCAATGAAAGCTGGACTAATTTCTAATGAGTGATACATTTGACAAATTAAATAACACCTTCAATATAGAGGTTGATAATACAGGTGAGATGCCCAATAAATTATCAAAGGTAACGAATGAACCTCCAACAGGAGAGACAGATGTTCATGATGATTATCAATATAGTCGTGCTCAATTATATTCATTGATTGAGAAGGGTCAAGAAGCGATTCAAGGCGCTTTAGATGTTGCACAGAACACAGATCACCCTAGAGCATATGAAGTCGCTGGTAACTTAATTAAAAACATAGCAGATATTGCAGATAAATTATTAGATACACAGAAAAAACTAAAAGATATAGAAGAAGAAAAACCAAAAGGTCCTTCTACAGTAAATAATTCAGTATTTGTTGGTTCTACAGCAGAACTGCAAAAAATACTTAAACAAAAAATGTCAGATAAATAGAATTAAACGAGGATAAAAGTCATGTTATTAAAAGGTGTAGAAGCAGCATTGGGTACTAACACTGCTGGTGCTAATATTTTTAGTAATGCGAGACTGGTTCGTGTTGTGAATACAACTACTACTGCACATCTAGTTACACTAGTGGCATCAGTTGGTGGATCAGCACTTGGTTCTTTTACTTTAATCGGTGGTGAGTCAGTCTTATTAGAAAAAGAACCATTAAACGGTATCTTTGCTGCAAATGCTGGAGTTAAAGCTTCTGCTGTAGGATATACAAACTAATGGAATGGGATCTAGAAGATCTTAAACAATCCATTATACAAAGTTCTATTGATCATGAAAAAATTATGGACGACACATTTATTGAATCTTTGAAATCAGAGGGCTTTGTTTATGATGAAGACAAAGACAGATGGTTTCGTTTATGGAATGATGGTGATGATATTGGTTTAGAATTATATAAAAAACAACCTGATGGTAGATGGGAACAAATTTTGTCAGGTCAAAGTGAGGATAGTGTTTTCCATGAAGATATCATATAGAACTTGTTTAGCATGTGATTCGACATGGTTGGAAGGACAATTATACTGGAGTGATGGTAAAATTGGATGTCCACATGATCTTGCAGGCTTACTTTGTAATGATCTGAAAGATCCAGATTGTATAAATCCATGTAAGGGGTCCAATAGCGGAACCACATGGGAGCATAAAAGATATTGGCGAGATGAAAAATGAAACTCAAATTACCCAAGAAAAAATTATTTGACGCTGCACTTAAAATGAATAGGTGGCCAGTGCATTGGTTTGACCAGAAAAAAGATAAAGAAATAAAAAGACAAGAAAAAATTTCTAAACTGTATCCGAAAAATGAAACTCGAAATTAAAAAATCACTTAAATATCTTTGTTCAGTAATTATCATTGGACAATTGTGTGTAATTATGGTACAATTAAACCGTAAATCAGGATTTACATGTAGAATGTCTCCTGACAGAATTGTTTATTGCTTACAAAGATGATCACACCAAGAGCTCCTAAACCTAAGATAAGTTTTTTTGAAAGACTTCTAAGGTTATGGAATAAAGACAAGAATAGGTAAAAATACCTTTATTGTCATAAATAATAGTGTAAAATTACGGGCCCACGGCTTAAAATCGTGTCTCATTATACAGTCGGTTATCACGACTTACAACATCATCATTATGAAATATGTGAATATGCTACTGATGCATACGAAGCAAGAATAGAAGCATTAGAGGATGTTCCTGATTTAAAAGGTCATCCTCATTTTATTGACTATGTTACTAAGGAGGAACAATGAAAAACTTACCAATCAAATCATCATGTATTCTTTTTGGTTTAATTATTGGAACAGGATCTTTTCTTATACCAATAGCATGGGCTCATCCTATATTAGCATAAAAAATGGAATTAAATGATTTTAATGTGAACAGTGTGCTTGACGAAATACGTCCTTACATTGAAGCAGATGGAGGAATACTTGAATACGTTGCAATAGATTACCTTAAAGAAGGACCTATTGTAATGATTAGAATGTTGGGTGCTTGTGCTGGATGTGCTATGAGTGCCCAAACTTTAACTATGGGTATTGAACAAGCAATTAAAGATAAATTTCCAGAAGTTCAACAAGTTATCAATGTATGAATGAAGTTGTTTGGTCAATCAATATAATGTGTGGTATACTGTTGATAGCAGTAGGTATAGTAATTTACTACATATTTAAGTACGATGAATTTTGGCCTAATGAATAAAAAACTGATTACTGTTTTGAGTATTCTAAGTCTTTCTGCAGCTGTTAAAGCTGAATTAGTAGCAGATTTTACTGATGAAAATTTTGATATGAATGTATTTGCTCAAGAATGGAATCAGGGGTTGAGAGAATGGGAATCGGAGAAACGTAGAACCGATCCAGAAACATCTATAAATAAAGCATTAACAGGATTCTGGGAGGAAAATTATGGGAGCGATGATACCCCCGAGCAGGAAGAGTTGTTACAACTTCCGAGTGACGGAGATTAATCGTGTTGTTGACGGCGATACTATTGATGTCACCATTGATCTTGGGTTTGACTTATAC